CAGCGCCGTATTCTTGCGCATGAACTTATTCATGTACACTATGCAGGTGTTGAGCGGCTGCTCAATACGATTCAGACATCAGTTGGAAGTATGGTCTTTGACATCCTAAACCATGTCTGGGACACTGAAACGGAGCGCGGGGCGGACTCGTTGTCAACCCCATTGGCACGGTTGCTACCGCTCCCTGACTTTAAGGAGGTTCAAGATGGCGGGCAAGAAGCCAGCAAAACTCGCAAGCGCAAAGCCTAACCAGACGTTCTGGACTCCCAAGCCCTGTGGTGGCTGTGGCAAACTGATTGAGACAATGAAGGAAGCCAACCGCCTACTAGTCAAGGACTTCGTCGGCGCTAAGGCTAATACCCGATTCCTATGGAGGCACAAACTCTGTGTCTAGTCCAGCGTGGTCTCGTAAGGAAGGAAAGAACCCAGCAGGCGGACTGAACGCCAAGGGTCGTGCGTCCTACAAGGGCGGCACGCTCAAGGCTCCAGTTAAGAGCGGGGATAATCCGCGCCGTGCGTCGTTCCTTGCCCGTATGGGCGGGATGCCTGGAGCAGAGTACGATGCTAACGGCAAGCCTACCCGCCTACTCCTGAGCCTACGGGTATGGGGCGCAAGCAGCAAGGCTGACGCAAAGCGGAAGGCTGCAGCAATCAGCGCCCGTAACAAAGCCAAGCGTGGGTAATCTTCTAGAAGACCTTCAGGCTGGCAGAACTCAGCCAGTATTCTTTGCCGAACGATTTCTCGGCATCAAACTAAACCCTGGACAAGAGGAGTGGGCACGTGCCTGTGTTGAGCGGGGAGAGAACGGCTGGTCTCCGAGATACCTAACGACGGTCGTATCTGCGGGTAACCGAGCGGGAAAGACGCTTGCGATGGCGTGCGTTATCTTTCACTCTGTCTTCTACAAACTCGGAATCAAACCGCCAACCCCAGGGGATACCGAGGATGCGATCCGCTGGCTCAAGGAGCCATACGAGTGGTTCCACATCGGGATCCAGCAAGAGACGGCAGAACTCGTATTCCGTGAGTTGTCTATGATCACGCAAGGTATTCACCCTGCGCAGAAGGGTCGTAAAGCCCCCCTCTTTATTGAGATGGGGAAGATCGCGATCTTTGACAAGAAACACCGTGGTGAGTATCTCTGGTATCAGTTTAATAAGGCTGTAGGCGGCGGCAGCATCCACTTCCGCACCACGCAGGATAAGGCTAAGGCGCTTCTCGGCAAAGACATGCATGGCATCTCCTTTGACGAAGCCGCCTTTGATCAGAACCTGATGCTGATTTACCAAGAGGTGCTCAATCTCCGCCGTCTGTCTACGGGTGGTCAACTCCACTTTGTCTCCACGCCGACGGAGGGCATCAACGATTACGCCGATCTTTGGGAACTTGGCAACCCAGCCAACCCTGTCAGGGACGACCAGTTCATGTCCTTCCGAATGTCCACTAGGAGCAACATCGGCTACGGTCTGACCCAAGAGAACTTTGACTCTATCATCCGCCAGCAGGTTCCATACCTCGTACCTCAGAACATTGATGGGTATTTCATTGAGGCGAGAGAAGCCTACTTCCATGCCGAAAGCATTGAGAAGGTCTTCAGTCTTGACTTGGAGGGTGAGGAGCAGCCTATAAAGGATCACCAGTACGTGCAGGGCTGCGATCCTGCCGTAGCCTCGGACGCTACGTGGTCGGTTGTGCTTGACTTTACCGACAAGCGCAACATCAGAGCGGTCAGGGCGACTAAGCGGTCTGGTCGTCAAACTCTCATTAACCTCGTAAATATGCTAAGGGAGAACCATCTGTTGTATAATCAAGGGCACATTGTACCACCATTATAGATAGTACTGGATTTGGTGGTAAAATGTTCATGCAAGAACTTAGTATTATTAAGCCTCTCAGACAAGTAGACTTCTCTGGGACCAAGGCTAAGAAACTTGAGATCTTGTCTGACCTGAAGGCAGTACTTGACAAGGAGTTGATCAAGTTCCCGAAGACGGGGATTTGGCTAGAACTTCGGAGGCAACTCTTGGGCTACAAGTTGGAAGATAGGAAACTGGAAACGGATGCAGTAATGGCTCTCGCTGTTGCTGTACGGCACGCGACTCGCACCGCTGGGGTGACAGTCAAAGATGCTGAGTTTAACTACTTTGGAGTGCATTGATGGCTAAGAAGATTCCAAGTCTGCAGACAAATGACCCACAGGTACTTGACATCGCCCAGCGCGGGTCGGCGCTTGTTGACAAGATTGCAGGCGGCGGAAGCAAGTATCGCAATAGCCCAGCACTTAAGGAAGACTACGCCCGACAACTAAAGTATGCCAAGACTAGCAANAACCAAGAGGCAGTTGACCTACTTGAGGAAGTTCTCCATCGCAAGGCAAGCGTAGACTCTGAGAACTCGCGTCGCCGAAATCTGTTCCGCCGCTTTGATAATCTGTTCCACGCGAGGACGATCACGGCTGGCGGAGCAGATCACTGGGCTGAAGATCCATCTGCCCGACTCGCTGGGCGGGTACACGTTTCAGTAAACACGCACCCAGCATACGTGTCTATCCCAGCGTCCCTTCAGGCTGTCCGACCCGTCATTAACTATTTGCCATCTGGCACAACGAAGGACGACCGAACTGAGGCTTCTGCCCGTGAGCGACTATTTATGCGCTGGTGGGAAGAGTCCGACATGGACATCGTTATGGAAGATGCTGCTCTTTACAAGTCCCTCTACGGTGACACCGCTGCAAAGGTTTACTACGATGAGGATGAAGGTCTTCCTAAGGTTGATGTCGTCTCGTCCCCAGAGAATATGTACGTTGGCTACGGCTCGTCTAACTTCCAAGAGATGGACTGGGTTATCTATCACTATGGTCTTAGCCCTCAGGCAGTAGAGGAAGAGTTTGACCTTAAGGTTATGCCAGTGCAGAGCGACGGTCAGTACTACCCGTACGTTCATAGTGCGGATCACTCCGATCCACTTGCTCAGGCTTGGGGTTCAATGGCTGAGAGAACTGTTGACCGACGAGATACTGCCTACGAGCGCATGCAAGTTGGAGTTTATGACTACTGGTACAAGAAGCAAGACGGAGATACCGAACAGGTTTACAACGCCGTCTTTATTGGAAACAAGATGGTTAAGAATGAGCAGCGACCAGAGTACGGCGGCACGCTACCATACATCCCGCTTATCAACTCCCGCATCCCTGGTTCCCCATACGGCAAGCCAGAACTCTACGATATTGAGCAGTTGCTCCGAGAGAAGGACGAGCGAATTACTCAGGCTGCTCAGTTTATCCAGCAGGTAGTTGGTGGTCAGATGTTCCAGTTGATTGGACAGGATGCCCCAGAGGAAGTTCCGTCCAACGCAATCCCTAAGCCAGGTCGCATCGCCGCCCCAGGTGCAGGAAACCGCATTGAGCCAATCCAGCCGTTTATGCCGAACATGCAAATTGAGCAGTACAACCAGCGCATTGACCGCGAACTTGCGGTTGTGTCTGGTCTGAACGATCTGCTCCTCGGCGTTGCCCCATCCTCTGTGCTTGGGTCGTCGCGAGCCATTGCTTCGCTGATCGCCAACTACGAGCAGCGTATTGCCGCCAAGCGCAAGTTGTTCTACAAGTGGATCAAGGAAGTATGGAAGTTGTCGGCAAAGATCTGGGAAGCCAACGACCCAAGCGTTGCAATGATCCTCAACGGAAACTACCGCATTGAGATCACCCCACCAGAACTTACGCCACGAGATACGCTTGAGTTGGCTAACACTGCGATCAGCCTCGTACAGAATCGCATCTGGTCGGCTGAGCGTGCAATGGATCGGGTCGGCGTTGACGATGTTCACAATGAGAAGGACATTATCCGCGACGAGCAGACTGATGCTACAATCAACCCAGCGGCAGTTGCGACAATGGCAAGTGTGGTCGGATCATTCCGACAACTTGGTCATTCAGCAGCCTCAAGGTCTTGGTGCCCCAGGTTCTCCAATGGATCAGCAGGCAGCAATGGCATCAATGCGTGGTCAGAATCCGTCACCGCAGGGTGATGTGTCTATGAACGATCAGGATCTGATCCCACCATCCGCGCAGGGCGCACAGCCAGAAAACTCTGGCGAAGGCGCTCCAGTAACCCCAGATCAACTAGCAGCACAGCAGCAGCAAGGAGCATAACCAATGGCAGTAACGGGTCAGTTCGGTAAGTCAATCACTGGTAGCGGCTCGCTTGCGTCTGCCATTCAGGGTATTGCTTCTGAGTACATGAACCTGCGCATGGACCGCATCTATACTGCCTATATCAATAAAGATATGTTTGAGGGTCGCGAGATTACCGCCGCTGTCGCCAACGAGTTGCTAGGTAAGATGCTTAAGACAACTGCCAAAGGCGGCAAGATGCAGGGAGACATTGAGGAGATGTCGCGACAGATCCGAAAGTCACAGCGAATCCGAACGCTTAACGACATTGACGGTACTCTTATTGACCGTGGTGGTCTTGGCGACTACGCAAACAAGGTTCGGGTTATTAAGGAGATGCTCCTTGACCCACGTCTCAACCCAGACGAAATCACTAATCTTAAGGAAGAGTTGACCAAGGCAACGGATGCAATGCTTGCAAATACGTTGAACCAGTACGACGCTGGCGGTAAGGTCACCATCAATGGCAGGGAGATTGACCTTACGGGCGCTGGTGCAAAAGATCAAGTCCTTGCCCTCTACAACTCTGCTATTACGTCTACCCCAGAGATGGCAGACAAACTGACACGAGCACGAGACGAAGCAATGGCAAGCCTTGCAGTTGCAGATGCTGGGCGAGCCTATAGCGCCAAGACACGAACTACTGACTCAGACAAGAGGGCTGGCAAGGAAGAGCAGTTGGCAATTCTGAAGAGCGCGCTCGCTGCCATTGAGCGAACTGGATCGGCACAAAGTGAGATTGCCGCAAACTTGCGAACCAGCATCCAGAACGTCACGGACGACGTTAAGTCCTACACTGATGCTATTAACACTACTGGCGCACAGAATAGATACGATACTACCCGCGAAAGCATCTTTGGAAACATTGACGCTCTTGAAACTGCAATGCGAAAGTTTAGCGCCCTTGATGCAGCCCTCGGTCAAAACTCACTTCAGGCTGTTCTTGGTGGAGATCCCAACTACGCCAACTACCTGATTGACGAAATGCGTGCAGCCACGGGCGGCTCCTCGTTGAAACTTAGTACTGGTCTAAACGTTGAACTAACCGCAGACGGTCTTTATAATCTTATGATGGACACCAAGAGCGACGCTAAGAGCGCGTACCTATGGTCGCGGAGCAACTCGTACATTGATAAAACTGGAAAGGACAATATCGCCGCATGGTGGACGCAGGCACAAAATCTTGTTGCTGATGCCCCNAACATGCGTGTTGAAGACAAGTACGACACAATCACCGAGGGTCTTGTCACTAAACTAAACGATGCTGTTGGTAGCGTAAGCAACCGAGTCGCCGCGCTTAAGGCTGCGGGAGATGCGCTATGGTCGCTGGCACAGACCCCAGGAATCGGAGCAAGCGAGCGGGCGCAACTTCTTAACGAGGCTGCGCTCTACCGAACTGGTACATACAATCCTGACGTTCAGACCTACGGAGATGCAAGTGGAAACTTCCCCCTTAACTCAACCACTAACGGTGCAGCGTTCTCATTTGGATCCGCCATTAACCCAATTATCTCTGGCGACTCGCCAAACTTTGTTGACGCTATTACTAGCGTTTACCAAGACTCGGCTGTGTGGAATGCTGGTGGCGGTATCGTTTACACGGACACTCAGGGGAATACTGTTGCCACAACTAACGTCGGCGCAGCACCATCCTTTGAGAACGGTGGTGGTATTTCTCTACTTACTTCCGCAGAGTTTAATATCGGTGGCGCTAACCTATCACGACAAGTTGAGAACGTTGTTCAGCGAATCCGAGTTGTCAGGGCTGGTTCTGGTGGGGCAACAGCCGATCTAGATAAGAACACCATTGGCTGGATTGCGCAAGGAGCCAACGGGGAGTGGATCGTTACGAAGGTTGTTAATGGAAAAGAATACATCATGAAGGCAGCAGACGCTGCTAACCTTATTGAAACTCAGTTTGGCGGAAACCCAGCGGCTACACAGCGAATCATCGGCGGACAACTTGTCTCAACGGCAAACGCCACTGTTGCATCCGCTTGGCTTGATACCGACCAGGGAGATGGCTTTAGTGCGCTTGAGTTGATGGATGGCAGCATTTATACAAAACTTACTAGTGCTGGCTACACCCTTGAGGCAGACCTTACTGCTACGATTAAGAAGTCCATTGATGCGGCAATTGCCTCAGGAACAATTAGGGTCTATGCTGATGGTAGCGTCCGAGTTGCTGGTGGTGCAAAGGACGGTCGCAGCCTAGACATCACGGGTCAGTTTGGCGCAATCGGTGGAGCCTACATCAAGGCTAACGCTGTTGGAATGTCGCAGCCAGGTTGGGGTATTGAAGATTACGTAGCGCCAGGAACAAAGCCTGGAGAAGTGCCGCCTCCGACAACCCCAGGATCTGGTCCTGGATGGAATAACGAAGCACTTCCGCCAGATGTTGGAACTCCTGACCCAGATCCTGCCTCGCCACATCCAATGGACTCTAAGTACGCTACCCCAGTAAATCCAATGTCGCAGAAGTATGCTAATGCCAAGCCTCCAGTTAAGCCAGTCCAGCCAGGAGTACGAGGCGGGCGAGATCTTGGGCGAGGAACTAACTTTATCCCTGAAACACGGGGAACTGGCGCTGGTGCTGCCCGAACAGGCATGGGACCGATTGGGTCGGATGGAGCAGGCG